TCTGAGGAATAGCATCTGGCAAACTGTACCTTTGGGGCGAACTCAACTACAAAGGTGTCGCATGCAAACGGCTCTGCCGATTTGCGGATTGTTGCGCCCTTTACTGGTTCGCAGGAGCATATTTCTTGGTTTACCAAGTCTCTGAAAGGTGATAATATCCTTTCAGACTGTATTCTAGAGGCCCACAAAGGCACGGTGAATACAGAAATATGCACACATTTATCCCTGACGAGTGTACCAAAAAGCTTTAAGGCCTTTCGTGGTATTATGCCAAACACTGAACTTGGTGTGTTTTACACATCTGGTTTAAATGTGGTATTGACTGCGCGTCTCAAAGCTTACGGCTTCAACTTAAGTACTATGCAAGATAAGCATAAGTACTGTGCCCAACAATTCTCTAAGACGAGGACGCATGTCACTGCAGATTTATCTGCTGCAAGTGACAGCTTTACCTCTACACTTGTGAATATGTTGGTGCCACGGCAATGGTATAATGTCCTGAAATATGGACGTATACCTTGTGTTGAAGTTGGCGGAAAGTTGTCATATTTACAATCTTTTATGACAATGGGAATTGGTTTTACATTCCCCCTCCAAACGGTACTCTTTTACTCACTAATAAAAGCTATTGGTGAGCTTGTTGAAGTAGACGGCCTGTTTTCTGTTTACGGGGACGATTTAATCTATCCCCGCAAGATCCATAGGTACGTTAAAATACTACTACCTAAATTAGGATTCTTGATTAATGAAGACAAGACGTTTGCCACTTCTCACTTTCGTGAGTCTTGTGGTGGTGACTACTTTAACGGTGTTGATGTTAGACCCTTCAATCCTGAGGGCCAAGCTCAACGACTGGAACGGCAACCCTATGTCATGTTCTTATATAGGATTGTCAACGGACTCAAACGAAGATGGAGTGACGATGAGATACCTTGTTGTTTGCATCTCATCAGGAAGGAGCTACTTTGTGTAGATTTCTTCATTCTCCAAGTTCCAATGAGTTTCCCGGATGACTCCGGGTGGAAGACTAACAAACCCGTCCATAGTCTATATCATAAAAGAATATTTTATGATGTAGATAAACAGTGTTTTAAATTCAATTATTACACTGTGAAAGCTATCGATAGGGCTGTAATATTGCAATTTCCTTATTATTGGCGGAAAATGCAATCTTCCATGCGAGATGCTGATTTTGTCTCAGTTTATACTACCTCCTCAGATTTAATTTTGTGGAAGAAGGTTTCATATTCCATGCGTAAGCGTGGGAAACCTTGTAGAATTGAGCGACTAAAGCCTTTCGTACCGTC